TGTGAAGATCATACAGAAACTTTTGTACTTGCAATGGCTGCTGAAATTGAAGCATCTGAAGCAACTAACTTCCCTAAAATGTATACAACTTCTAGTCAAGAAGCTGATACTATCACTCCGTTAGCAGTCCCTGCAACAGATACTATGGGTATGTTACTAGAGGGAGGTTATGTACGTACTTTTGCACAATGGCACCACGAAGCAGATACCCTTTTCCCTGAAGTGGCACCTACTGCATATAATGGTCAGTTTCAACCAACTGGGAGAACCACTTGGAAGTTTATACAACTTTCTGGAGTACCCGCTGCAGCAGACCTTGTAACAGGTAAACCATTAGCCACTTCTAAACAAGGTTACATTAATGATCGTAATGGCAATTGGATGGGACTTGAAAGAGGTGTTAACTTCCTTCATGGAGGCAAAACTGCCTCAGGTGAATGGATTGATGTAATCAATTCTAAAGATTGGCTTAACGATGAAATTGAAACACGTTTGTTAAATCTTTTACTTAATAATCCAGGAAGTAAAGTATCGTTTGATAATATCTCAGGCAAGGACAGAGTTAAAGTTGTCATTGATGGAGTTATGAATGATGCAGTTGGTTTTGGAATTCTTTTAGGATACGAACCAACATCTATTCCAGAAAATACTCCACCTGGAGATATCTCTTCTCGTACATTACGGGATGTAAATTGGGTTGGCTACTTAGCCGGTGCCGTACACTTCATTATTGTTGATGGTATCTTAACTTACCGCGACGAAGCATTGGCATAAGGAGAAATAAGAAATGGCTAATAATACATACGAATCAAGCAACATCAGCGTCTCATGGTATGATGTTGATCTTTCAACTGGTTGGGGAGAAGATACTTTCCTAACTATCGAACCATTAGGTGCTAGAGTAGAAGCTAAGTTCGGAGCAGACAGTTCTGTCACTCCAGTTAAAATGGCAAACAAGGGTGCAACAATCTCATTAACTTTAGCACAAACTGCTGATGCTAATAAAAAGATTGCTAATATTTGGGCTGCACAGGACGCTAAAGGTGGTGAGGTGGTTATCTCACCTTTCCAAGTTATCGATCGTTCTGGAGACAGTGCTCATTTTGTTGCACTTAATGCATTTTTAACAGAAGTACCTGGACATTCTTTCGCAGCAAGTTCTGGTGAGAAGACATGGGTTTGGGTATGTGAGTCTTACATTGAGACAAGTGATCCATCTACTGTAACTTCAGCTTTACGTGATTATTTATCAATCACAGATTAATCTAAACTAAACAACACCATTCAAGGGAGAGTTGGACATTATTGTTCTTCTCTCCCTTTTTTGTTTTTTAAATCAATAGGAGAAAGAGAATGAAATATTCAAAAACTAAAGTAAGACTAAAAATAGAAGATAGAACTTACACCCTCAAGAAGTTAGGTGCTAGGGATCTTAATATTGAAGGTTTTAAACTTGTACGTATATTTGCACCATCAGTTGGGGCAGGTATTGATGGATATAGAAATCAAGATGATTTTGGAATCTTAGATGGTTCAAATACAGTAGCTGCAATGTTGCAATTGTTATCAGAGAATCTATCCTCAGAACATTACACAGAACTAACTGATATGTTATTAGGAAGTCTGTCTTATGATGGAGATAAGTTAGAAGATTGGAGTGATCATTTCGATACAGAAGAATTTGAGGGAGACTTCTTAGAAGTTTTAGTGTGGGCATTTAAGGAGAACTTTTACAGTTTTTTTACGAAAAGCACTATTCTTGTGAATTTGATGGAGAAAGCGAAGTCGATAGTGCTACCGATGCAGGAAGACAACGAATCCAAGAAAGAAAGCGACAAAGAAAGGTAGGTAGAAAAGGGGAAGAGTTCTTCTCCACCTTTAATATAGATCAAATGTTTATGTTTGTGTATAAACAAAAGTACACAACTGAAACTATGAAAGAACTCAAATATGATATGTGTTATGAAGAGTTCCTTAGTCTGTATAATGAAGTGCTTTTCGACTTAGATATGCAACATGCCGTAATGGAAGACGATAAACAGAAACAAAGTAGAGAACAATCTAGGCAGAGTAGACAGTCTTAGGAAATAAATAATGGCCACAGAAACAGCACAAACATATAAAATAAGTTTTAAATTTGACGAATCATTTAAGAAGTTAGCAGCATTTCAAAAGGAGTTTAAAAAGGGTAGCGTTGATCAACTCAAAGCACTAGACAGGGCAAAAGCTTCTACTGCTAGGATGGCCATCATGCAAGACAAAGCTGCTACAGATGCCCACAGAGCTGCTCAAGCTGCTATCAAAGAGTCTATAGCAACAGCTAAAACGGCAGATGAATTAAGAAATGTTGTTGCAAGACAAAGGGCTATATTAAAAGCTGCCAACAAAACAACCAATCAATATAAGAAACAAAACTTCCTCTTACAGAAAATGCAAACTTCTAGTAAGCAAATTGCTGGTAATTGGATAAGTGCTTTTGCTGTAGTTGGTGCTGGGGTTTCCACAGTAAGGGTAGGACAAGATATGCAAGCGGTCGAGGCAACATTACTCTCTGTAAGTGATGGGTCTGAAGACGCAGCTAGAAGTTTAGCATTTGTCCGTAGAGAAGCTTTCAGGTTAGGTGGGGATCTAAGGAACACCGCAAAGGATTACGGAAAACTGCTAGCAGCTTCCAAGGATCAAATAACTAAAAAACAAACAGAAGAGCTATTTACAGGTTTAATGGAAGCTAGTGTTGTACTAGGGACTTCAGCGGATGATTCGTCAGGTGCGTTGAGGGCACTTTCCCAAATGTTGGGTAAGACGAAAGTGACAGCAGAGGAATTGAGACAGCAACTCGGTGACCGTATGCCACGGGCTGTCCCTTTAATGGCACAAGCTGCACAAGATGCAGGTTTGATAGGGAGTAAAGTAAAACAAGGTCAACTTCTCCCTGCATTAAACAAGTTAATGGAAAGTGGTAAGCTTTTAACGAAAGATATAATTCCAGCATTCACAAAAAGGTTACGAGAATTTGCTGCACCCTCTCTTGAGAAAGCATTAAAATCTAATCGTGTTGCAATGAATCAATTTAAGTTCTCAATGCAAGATGCACAGAACCAAGTGTTTACTGGAAAGTTCGAAGAAGGACTAACAGAATTATTTCAAACATTAGGAACTTTCTTTCAAGAGAATGAAGAACTATGGAAAAGTTTAGGTAAGATATTAGGAAGTGTTTTCAGTGGAATATCTAACGCCATAAAAACATTAAAACCTCTGATAGATTTACTTAGTATGTCTCTCGAAGTATTAACTTCAGTATTAGGTGATTTCTCAGGAGCACTTTTACTATTAATGTCTCCTACAATATTTGGAGCAGTTTTAGTTGGGTTTAAGTCACTATTCACATTAATAATGACAAAAGGTGCAGTAGCAATGACTATGCTTGTAGGTAAGTTTGCACTAATTGCAGGTTCTGTTTTATTGACTGTAGGTTTACTAGAAGAACTTTATAACTACTTAGCAGGTAATGATATAGAAGGGCTAGTGTTAAATACAAAATCTCAAATAGCAGACCGAGCACAAAGTGGGTCTGGTGGGGTAGGTGGAGCGCTTGCAGCATTTAGTCCCCATATGGGAGGATCTTTAGGTTCCTCTTCTGTTGTTGTTAAAAATGTTAATATAATTGATGGAGAGGTTATTGGAGAATCAGTAGCTAAATCAGATGCGATGAATACTATGGTAGAAAATAAACAATTTATGATGGGAGCTACGTAATGTCTTCTGTATTTTTAATATCACATGAAAATGATTTCTTCGCATTAGATGTAACAACTGACGTAGCTAAATCTCAATCAAACTCTTTAACTAAATCTAGTGTAATGGATGGAACTAATTTCAGTGATGGTTTTACCATAGGGAATCCTTCCATATCTTTCTCAGGTATTTGTAATTACAATAAGATTGATAGAGGTATCGCAGGTTTTAAGATTCCTAACCCAAAAGAGTTCTCTGTACTTTTAGATAAAATGATTGCATCTTTTCAAAGGTTCACTCTTTATGGTAATAAATTAATACCTAACTTAGATAACGTTGTAATAACTAATTACCAGATAACTCAGAACAAGTATTCTGATGCAATGGAAGTTTCTCTTACAGTAGAGCAAGTTTTCGTATCAGAGAGAGCACAGGAAGTAAGATTAACCAAACCATCTAAAGCTACAAGTTCTGATTTAGATGTAACTGAGAAAACTGATTCTGGGGATGGAAGTAAAACTGAAGTGGAGGAAGAAGCAGCAGCTAGGACTAAATCATATTTAAGTTTAACTTATTCAGGGGTGTCTGATTTCTTTAATCCTTCAGAAGAAGAGGAGACTGAGTAATGCCAGCAAGATTTAATATAAACACAAATGATTCCAACCTCAATCAAACGCAAAAGTTCGACATCGAAGGAAATAAATACTTCCTAAATACTTATTACAACAGTAGGATTTTAGACGGTGATGATTTTGATTGTGGTTCTTGGTATATTGATTTATTAGACTCTCAACAAGTTGTGATTATGACAGGGATTAAGTTAATGCCTAATCGATTTATCTTTGACATTCCACAACTTAGGGAAATCTTCACTGGTCATCTAATATGTGTTGATACAGATAATGATCTAAAAACTCAGAAGATGACAGCTAATAATTACGGTGATGATAAGAGATTTGAGTTGTGGTACTTCAGTGCTAGCGAGGTGGGTTAATGGCAATTCAAGAGAACTGGCAACGGAGTTATAAGATTGTATTTGGAGTCCCTGAATATATACGAGATTTATACTCTATTGATAAAGTAAGTTTAGGACCCCTTAAGAAAGAGTTTCAAGGTTTCGATGCACAGTCTATCCCTTCTAATGCAGTTTCCATGTCAAACTTAACTGAAGATGGAAATTCTACCAGAGGGTTTACTTTCGCATTAGATTCTACCAGAAAGGCAGCAGCATCCAGTAATAAGAAAACTGAGAAAAGTGTACTTCAACTTTATAACTTAAATAAAGAAGCCATTGATGTCCTTAATCAAGATGGATGTGTTATGAGGATCTTTGCAGGTTACCAAGGAAAGGTTGATTTGATCTATTCAGGTGACGTAGAACAAGTATCTCCTGTTCAGATGGGACAAGATCTTATACACAGAGTCCGTTTAACAGATGGAGGAGTCAGTGAAAAGGATACTGTAATATCTGTTCAATATGATGAGTTTACATCCACTTCAGAGATCATCACAGACCTTGTGGGGCTTTATCCTGACTCAGCGGTAGGTTACTTAGGGTTAGATAAACAGAGCACTGAGTTCACTACAGGAGGTCAGAGCTATGCAGGTAAGTTAGTTAAAATCATAGACAGAATTATGAATAAGAATAACTTGCGTCAAGGAAGATATAATGGTAAGATTGTAGTAATACCAGACAACCTAAAAGTAGGTGAAAAGGATTACGAAAAGAACAAAATCAATACATATCTATTCATCCCAGATAACGTAAAAGCAATATCTGCTGCAAGCACTAATAAGAATAAAACCACTGGCACAGAGCAAACACAAACCTCTATCAATATAAGCACCTTCCTTATTCCTGTAGAACTTGGTCAGTATTTTACTGTACCTAATGCCGTGAGTGAAGAATATAATGGTACTTATTTAGTTACTGAGATACGTCAAGTATTAAGGAGTCATGGGGATGAATGGGATACTATTTTAAAAGGTGAGGCAATTAAGTAATGGCAAGGTCAAGAAAGACTTTTGA